TATCATAAATGAATCCCGTTGCTCCATCTTCACTTAATACTTCTAAAGTTTCTCCGGGTAAAAACTTATCATTTTCAAAATTAGATGAGTCTGAAGCCAAATATGATACATATAAAGTTGGCTTTCCAATTGTGCTTACAGAACTTGTGATTGAAGAATTAACAATTGCCGTAACTCCACTAGTTCTGCCCTTTATTATTATTGATTTAAAAGCATTTAAATATAAATCAACATCTAAACCTAAAAATTGATTTTCTAAAATTACTGCATTTACATCATTTCTAAAGACAACATTACCGGGAATTACAACCGTACCCTCTTTAAAAATATGAGTACCAAAGGTTTCAATTTGATTTTGTAAAATCGATTGTAAAGTAGTTAATTCTCTAGCTTGAACAGGATACCCAGGCTTAAAGAGAACTTTATAATATCCATTTTCTGGATCAAAATCATCAAAATATGGTGAGATATTAAGATTAGTTTCTTGTGGCATGAGTCTTTAGAATTGCAAAATGACTTTGATATCTTCTTTTTGATTAATAGACCTAGTTATTGAAGGTCTATTATCAACATAAATTATATTTCCAGAGTACTTTTTAACCTCTGGAGAAGAAACACCATTGGTAAAAGATTGTCCAAGGTAGTATGTTCTATTATTTATTGATGTAGATACACCAGTGAAGTTGGTATCAATACCCAAAGTAACGCTTCCACCAATGATATTTACAGATCCTCCAGACCCCGGAGAAGAAGTAAACTGTTGTAATTGGAATCCATATTGTGGATTTGTATTTTGAGATCCATCAGTATTAAATCCAGCTACGTTTCTATCTTGCCAATATTTTAGAACCCCTGTAGTTTGATCATAAGAAACCACTCTACCAACAGCTGTAGATCCCAATCCAACTGTTTGGGTGATAAATGAATCTGCAGTAAATGAAGCTGAACTGTAACCAACCCCAGTCAATTTGAGTGCATTTAATGCACTTGCTTTATCTAAAGTAAGAATTGATGATGAATTAAATGCCTCGGGATTTTCTACCAATCCAATTCTAGCAATTTGGTTACCGGTAATAAAATCTGGATTTTCGATATCGTTTTCAATTCTAGAATAGACTAAAACATTATACGCTCCCAGTTCTCTATAAATGTCCGATCCATGTCCACCTTGTGGAGGAATAATGACATTAAAAACTGGACTCGAAGATCCTGTTGGAACTCCACCAGAAATCAAATCAACAGTTCCAAAAGTATAACCAGAACCGCCTCTAGAAATTGTTACTGATTCAACCTTTGAATCATTATTTACAACTATAGTTGCTTCTGCTCCCGATCCATCACCTTTAATAGGAACTCTTGTATAAGTTCTATTTGCTGTTCCTAATCCAACGCCACGATTTTTGATGGTTACGATTTTTAATTGCCCACTAGTTTCTGCATTATTTCTTATTGAAGAATACTCTGAACTTGTTTCCCAATCCCTGGGGACGGGCATAAAATTTGTGGAGTCAAACTTAACAATATCACTAGGTTTTATTGTATAAAGATATTTCCAAATATATCCATCTCCACTGTCACCTGCAGATCTTGGCTCAAGATCTGTGAAAGTTGGTTCATCTAAAGATGGTTTTCCAGTTGGATTTTCTGGATCTATTCCATTATGAAGGCAGATATAAACTTTATAATCTTGATTTACAACATAATAATTTGCAGAGTATAGATTGGTTGCTCCAGATGGTTTAGAAGTGTTGGTTCTACTGATATCATGTCTATACATATCATAGACTGTACCAGAAGACCAAGTAATTTTTCTAATTACTTGTTTAACATCACCGTTTGATATTTTTTTGAGAGCAATCATTGAATCCCAATAATCATTCTCCTGATCAAAGTTGTCTTTGGGAGCTGGTGGTGTTGCGTCCCAAGAAGATGAATAATCTGTAGCATTAGGAAGACCTACAAATGCATAATAAGAATTGGCATCTGAGGTTGCAGCTGCCACGAAATTCTTCGCATTCAATATTCTAAATTGATCAGTTATAATTGCGGACATTTTGCAGTTTTTTATTTATTTATTAGTTATAATTTAGATATCTCAAAGAATTTACTCTCTGAATGATTGGTGAAGTTGATACTCCAACCAATCCATTATTGTATGAATTGAACGATTTTGGATCAGTTCTAACTGGAGAAGAAATTCTTCCCCAACTATATTCACCAAAGAAGTTGCTATATCCAACCCCAGTTAATCCATTATAATCAGATACACTCACGGTTACTTTTGCAACATAAGTAATTCCAGATCCAACCGTACTTGTTTGTGCAATTGATACTTCAGCAACTTCATAAACATTATCAATGTACGATGATCCAATTGAAATAACTGATCCATCCTGATAAATTGAAGTAACTCCATTACCAATATTGGAATTAAATACAACAAAGTAGTAACCTGTTTGGATTCCACTAACTGTAATTGCTGTTCCGACAATAGAGTTATCTCTAAGGAAGGAATCTTGTGGGATGAGAAGATCAAATACAATTCCTGTAGAGGCAACACCAACAGAAGTCGTAGAAACTCCAGATATAATTCCAAAATCTCCAGAGTATGAAACATCTTCAATTTCTTCAATATATCCAGAAACTGGAGGACACTCAATTAAAACGGATGGTGGATTTGCAATTGTATAACCAAATCCTGGATTTGTTATCTGAATTAAAGTTACAATTCCAGAACTAATAGATGCATTTGCGACCGCATAATTTAGATAATTTGTTGCAAATGGTGAAGTAAAAATTCTATATGAATTTGATGAATTTGCAATAAATGATCCAAGGTAATTTGCAGATATACCATCAGTAATTCCACCAGTTACTGAACCAGTAACTGTTACTAAGTTAATATCAATAGATGAACTTCCACTTGTAAATAAAATTTCATAAACATGTGGAGTTAGTGCTGCAGATGCTGCGTAATTGTAACCTTCAACTCTAATTCTAAAGGTTCCACCTGATGATAATGTATATACTTTGGTAGTTCTTCTATTTCCCGGAATTATGTGCAATCCTGGCAGTGCTGGAGAATTTGGAAGAATTCTAGAATACTGAGTGCTTCCTCCTCCAAATGTAATATATCCATTTGATCCCAAATATACGGTAGAATAACGATTTCCTAAGAAATCAACTTCAAAGGGCAGAGAAATTGTGAAGAATGTGTCATCAACATCTCCAGTAAAGTAATTTGCCATTCCAACAGAACCATATTCGCCGTATGAAATACTTTGTACGGTTCCAGTTGGAACACTGGTAATTCCTGATATAACTGGTGGATATGATATTGAAACTGTTGGTGCAGTTGTATATCCAACCCCCCCATTTTGTAGAACTATTGAACTTATAGTTCCTGCAGTTGATACAACAGCTGTTGCTGATGCTCCAACATATTCATCTTGAGAAATAATTTGAATTTTTGACTGTATTGCATTAGTTGTATTTTCCCTTTCACTATCAAAGAAAGTCTTAACACTTTCAACAAAAATTACAGTAGAACCAACACCAACACTTTGAATAATTCTAGTTGCTGGTTGAATATTTGGTTCATAAATTTCTCTATTCTTTGTTACAGACTTTCCATTTATAAAGAGATCTTCTTTCTGTTTACACCAAATTAAAGGTCTCTCTAAAGTTTCAATATTGGTAATTCCTGGACCTGCGTATGGAATAGTATTAATTGTGTCAATTGATTTGATTGTGGATACCAATCTTGAATCTTCTTTTAAGTTTGCTAAATCACTATTTAATCTTACAGTGTCACCCGGTTTAATTGTCTCCAAAATATCAACATCAATAACATCAACATCACCAGTGCCTCTATAGAATAGAATTTTTGAGGTGTCACCTGGTTTTGGTGGTTCTGTGAATGTAATAAAACTACCACCCGCAAATAGATATCCTTGTCCAGGAACTTGCAATATATCATTAATGAAGACCAATAATGTCGATTGAACATCAATATTTGATCCCAGTTTTGATCTAATAGATCTTGGTTGATTGTCTACAGATAATTGGAAAGAAACTGTTGTTCCATCAAATAAATCATCAAGAGGATCTAAAACTTGCAAATCTCCAATCACCCAACCAGAGAAAGTATCTGATTGGGTTCTTTCTACATAAATCTTAAATTCATCATAACTTAATGCAGTGTTTGTGGGAATACCAGTTGAACCACCAACGGGAATTGTTAAGATATCTCCCTGTCCATATCCGTAACCAAGATTCTTAAGTTCAAATGAAATTACACTTGAACCTTGTCCCACAACAATATCAATAGTTGCTTGGGAACCAACTCCAGAAGTAGAAGACGAACTATAAACTAATGGGATATTGGAATAAGAGAGTGGATCGTCAAATATAACTATTGGTGGATTCGATGACGTGTAACCCATTCCTGGATTTGTGATTGCAACACTCACAATATGTCCACCCGATATTGCTGCGGTTCCAATAAATTCAATGTTTGGAGTTCCAACACTAGAAGTTGCAACACCAACATTTACTACCGTTTGAACTCCAACTCTATATCCAGATCCACTATTTCCAATACTAATTGATTGAATTGTTCCTGCAACGGAAACGATTGCTGTTCCACCAGCAGATACAAGTGGTTGATATGCAAATCCAGAAGTTGCTCCTACAGAAACAATAACTCCACCCACAGGAATATTGGAGGTATTAATATCTGATGCTAATGATGTTGCAGTTCCTGTAAATTGAATACTAGAAACTCCCACACTCTCCTTGAGAGTATAGTCACCTTCAATACTTACTGATCCAGTAAGTCTTTGTGGACCTTGGAAAATTTCATTTATCAATACTATCGCATTGTTTGTCGATATTCCTGCGATATCTGTTCCATTGGATTTTAATGTAAATTCGGTTTTAATTCCACTGAAAGTAGAAGAAATATCATCAAAGATATAATTCTTAGAATATGGTTCATCCGAAGTATTCTTAATACCAGATCTGATAAATGATCTGCCACTAAATGTTGAATGTGTAGAAATTCCTGTCCAATCTCTACTATCTGGTCTGTTTGTGGTTGTACTTAAAGGTACAAGTCCATAAGGTGCAGAAACAAAGTTAATTTGATTGTCTATGATGTTATAGTTTCCATCAACTTTAGTAACTAAAGTATTAGTTGGATGGCTGGAAATTCCTGTTCCCATCCATCCTCTCTCAACCAATAATAAATTAGTGCTTCCAATTCCAACAGAGTTGACTCTTACAATTTCATTGTTAATTTTTAATAAATCTCCACCAAAAATAGAAGTAATACCCGTTAACTTAATTAAATCATCCGTTATTAAAATGACAGAATCTGACGTTGTAGTTACTGCAGTTGAAACTATTGGTGATTGTATTACATTATCAATACTAATAAGAACTCTAGAATTTTGATTCTTTGCAGTAAATAAATGCGACGTTCCAATACCAACTGATGTTAAATCAAGTTCTACTGGAGTGGTTTTTAAAGCATTTTCTGCCGAGGATGCAAGTTTTATGGATTCATTATCGACTTTAATTGCATAAACAGAGGATGGAAGTTTGTCTGTTATACCAAGTCCAACAATGGACGTTGCGTTAATACCTATTGCTTGTGTGGTTCCAGCGCCAGAATAACTATAAGTTAATTCTTCTCCACTTACAAAGAAGTGATTTGGAATTCTAATAGTGTTCGAATCAATATTTACAATATTTGCATCACTTCCATCAAAATATCTAATGAAAATTGGCAATTGATTATGAGTTAAGTTAAACTGACGCTTAAGATCGATAAATGTTCCTCTATAAATTCCGTATCCGGTATCAATAGATCCACTATTTAAATCAATTACATCCAAAGAATTTGCTGTATCAACTAGTCCAATACTATTTTGGAATACTCTAACTTGAACATCTATTCCGGCATTTGGAGTAAAATACAGGTTAGTATTTGTTCCAGAAACATCAGATCCAAATGTTCCCAACATGTTGTCTGTAAATATTGTTCCAAATTCTGCAATTGAAGCTTCTGTACCATCATCAATAACGATTATTTCGGATACCTGACTTCTGTTGTTAGTTGTATCTTCAATACTTACCAAGTAGTATGCACTACAATAACTTGCATTGGAACTAGAGTTTGTATTGACGTATGAAGATATTATATTTGGGGTTGGTGAACCAGAAGAAGTTATGGAAACATAATCCGACTTAAGTTTGGATACATTTAAAGTTTCACTTCCAACACCCACTGCAGAAGTACCTGCAATAGAAATTCTCATGGTATTTACTACAAATGAAACTCCTAGACCAACATTTGGATTTAATCCAATTGTTAAATCAGATCCTGAGAATTGTGCAAAATAAGTACCAATTCCAGAAGATCCATAAGAACTAGTGCTGTCATCAGTTAACTGACCATAATCCAATAACTCAATCTCAGATCCATTATGAACAACTGTTAATTCATCAAATTCATAGTAAGATCCATCAACTGCACCTATTTCTACGAGAACCTTAGAAGAAGTATATGTAGATGCAATACCAACTATTGATGTTAATGAAGTTGTCCCCGATGGAACAAGTGTGTTTGTAACATTTACATCAACAATACTTCCGAGTGATAATGTGCCAAATCCAGAAATAGTATCTCTTAAATTATATGAAACACAACTTACATCAAAGTCATTTACTTCATAATCAACAGGATAGAATAAAAGTTGCCCCTCAGAACCAG